TGGTTCCATGTTAGATACTCAATGCTAGCATCTGCGTCTATCTGTATTAACTTTCCGCTCTCCCCTTTATCTGCATAGCTTATTATCTTTCCTTTTACTACTCCAGTTGGTGAGCCAAAATAATCATTTGTATCGCATAAGTTGCTAATACTTTCTTCCCATCTTTCAATACTTGTCTGTGCGTTATTCCAAACAGGCTTTTCTCTACATGCGTAAATTATAGGTATTTTTTCATATCCATGCGGCACTGGATTATCGAATGAAAATATACCATTATTTTGATCATTACCCTTAACTACATCTTTTTCTGTATAAATCTCGTAGTAATTTACGTCCCTTAAATCTACTATTCCTGCAACCAAAGTTTTAGCACAATACTTTCTAATAAAGCATATCATCTTTCCTTTATCGTCGAATATTGGATATAGCTTATCACCCAAGCTATTTGCCAAGATCATTACTTTATCTTCTCCATCTATCTTATACCAAAGCTCTGCAACTTCTGTTTCAGATAACCAGTAATTACATATAGAAATTGTACGCAAATCAAGCTTATTATTATCCCAAACATCTTGTATTGGCTGCGGATTAACCTTTCCGACTAATTGAATTTTATTTGTGCATAATATTCCAGAGGCGGATTTGGTTACTTCTTGCTGGATATCTACGGCAATCCTGGTTACATAAACGGTATCGTTAACCAGTATATCATTTTCGAATTGATCTTTTTGACCTGATGGCTTTCTAACACTTTTATTTCTTCGTAATGCTGGATTCATTACATCATGCTTTTCTGGATCATATTCATTTATCCATTCCAGTATATCGCTTTGTTTCTTACCAAATTGGCTTATAAATGTATCTTTATCATTACCGTTTAATGAAGCTAAATGCTGTAGGAACTCTTGCTGTGTCATTTAATTACGTTGATTAGGATAAATGAAACAGAAATCACTTACCATTTAGTAAAATTAATTCTTTTAAAATAAAAAAGCGGTCCATTTCTGAGCCGCTTTCTTTAAGATTAATTTTTAATTAAAAAATATCAACTAGATTACACAGTTCATTATAAACCTCAATATATCCGCTAGAATGTCCTTGACCGTACGCATAAGAATAAATTTTATCTCGATATTGTTCCGGTATAGTATTAAGCCCTGATGCATCTTTAATATACTCTTCGATAGCGGTATTTATTTTAGCAGTCTCTTTATTGTATTTTTCCAATTCTAATTTATATTTTTCATAGTCTATCTCATACTTATTTAAAGAATTTGCATAAATAATAGCATCACCAGAAGCATGCTTTTGCTCAAGTCTTGGCTTTATTGGCTTAGTTGGATATTTTGGATTCTGCGTATATGCATATTCAATTGCTTCATGTACGCTCGAAAATTCACTTAAAGATTTCATAATTTTGTTTTTACTTTTTAAGATTAATTTTCTGCCATTTTATAAACCGTTCTGAATAGCCTTCCGTCCATATCCTTTTGATTTGCAAAAGTTCTTTTTTCTCTTCCATGAATCCACTCATTGAATGCATTATAGCCAAGCCAAAGATTAGGAGACGTGCCAAGAATGTTTGCTTCACGGTTAATGGTATCTATCACAAGCTGCGCATTTTTAGAAGGCTCGGGATTTTTTTCGCTCTTTTCATACTTGAATAAAGAAGCTTCACCGGCTATGAACTTAACGAACTTGGATAAATCTTCAATTGGGCGCTCTGCTAATACCTCAAACTTTCTATTTATAGAATAAAATTCATTATCCATAAATTTCTTAACTATTTCTGCAATATTTTCAATTACTACTTCGGTATTGCCTTTATTATGCCTTACCTTAAAACTAATATTAGCTACTGAAACATGTAAGCCGTTAGTGCATATTTCTCTAAAAAAACCTAAGTAACCAGTAGTTGGTCCGCTACCATCGTAAGGATTTACTGCCCTGATCATTGGCTTAATCTTATCTGTTCCGTTCTTAATAGTTACCGCGTAGCTGTCATCGTTAAGAATATAATCTACGGCGAATGATCTGTCAGCCTTATTAATAGACTGCGTTACGTAGTTTATATTAGCATCTGTGAGCTTATTTTCAAACTCTTTGAAGAAAACTTCATTCGGAAGATGGCCGAAATTATTACTAACTACATTTACCAGCTTGCCGTTACTGATAATAGCTTTATCCAGTCCCTGGCGGCCTTCTATACCGGTTAGTTTTTTGAGATCAACCACTTCGTTAGTTACGAATACGTTGTCTTGGCGTAAATTATTTAGGAAATTTACTGATCCTGCGTTTAAGTTGTTCATGATTTTTTAATTTTTTTATTTTCTCTATAAAATATGAATGTATGTTCTTCCGAATAATCCTAAGAAAGATGCTGTTAACTTATGACCGTTTTTAGAAAAGCTTTGTATTTTAGGGAAGAGTTCAATTGCTTTTTTAGTAGCCTCATCGATAGTATCTATATTTTTGGCTACAACAATTCTTTTCATTCCGCCACCATTTCTTTTTGAGTAGCTTGGAACTTCTTGTGTAATTCTATACGTTTTCATGATTTCTGCTTTTGAAATACAAATATACATCAACAATTTGATATAAAAAAATATTTTTTCAAAAAGATTAAGAAAATATTCCAGCGAAGTCTTGTATATTTTGAGCAGTCTGCGGTTTGTACTTTTGATTTATATACATCCATGGGTCAAGAAGATGATCGTGGCCAGGCTCTGGTTCGTCAGTTGGATTACCGTTTTTATCTATCGCCCAGATCCTATTATTTATTTCATTCCACAAATTTACTGATTCAGTTACTGCGTATAGATTCATGCTCTTCATTACACTTATACCACTAGATAGCGTTGTCTTTGGCAAGCACGGTTCAATAAAAAATCCTTTTAATAAACCTGGATAAAATGAAATCTCATCACCATCAAGCTCTTGTCTATTCCATCCACCCCTTAGTTTTGCGATAGTTTCTTTTTCTGCATTGTCAGCAATAATCTTATCCTTATCAGTAAATTTTAGCCGGCAATAAAGCTTTGCAAGCTCTTTAACATGAAGCGGTAAATAGTTTATTTCCCTGCAGTAGCTTGTATTTCCATGATTTTTTACACCTACTGTTCCTGCTGGCGAAGCTGTACCGAAGTCTTGACCATATATCTCTTTATACGGTAATGCCATATAGTCTATAAATGATATTGGCTTAACATTAGTATGGATCTGGCCACGACGCCCAGATGAAGCGAATCCTTTTATAGCAGTTAGGTAATAATGTAGATCGAATGTAGTATCAGTTTGCTTCCCGTAATTCTCATACTCAATTACTTTAGATTCAGGTAAGTGCGGATTATCCTTATAAGAAGTCTGAATACATACAAAACCTGGCCTATCACGTGGTATTAGCTTAAAATATCCATCAATATTATGCCCAGAAAGCTCTGGTACATCAGCATAAGTTATTTTTTCTGCGTGGAAATATCTTTTGGTAATCCAGTGCTGAAGATCGGGGGTATTAAGTACAATTATTATCAAATACCCAGGCTTGCGAATACCATCTGAAAATGCATTAAACTTATAAACATCTCGTATATCTTCCGCCTCTTCAATAACAGCAATATCTACATCAGAAACAGACTTCAATCCGGCGGTATTAGCATTTGATGAGGCTTTAAAGCCCATCGTGAATACTACTTCTTTTCTAGTTTTTTTATCCTTTATTGAGTTTTCTTGCTTCTCAAAGTATGGATCCAGATGGCCGTATTGATTAGCAGTGTCGTAGCGTAGATAAATTTCATTAAGAATAGAATTTTTTATTTTTGATTGCTCATCTCTTAATATTGCGCAGCGTTTATTCTCTATTGTCGCAGACTTTGCTATAAATTTTGAACACTCATAACTTTTCATCCCACCTCGTCCGCCAATAAGTATAACCAGGTTTGTATCTTCTGGTAATTCGTGAAGTATTCTAAATTGTTTTAGGCATTCTATTTCAACACCTGAGGCTATCATTTAAAAGTTATTGGCAAGGCTTTAAGATCATTACCTTCATTATCAGTAAACCCGGTTTCAACTTTATCCCTCCAGCCCATATTTTTAAGGGCAAAAATAGATCCAGCAGCGTTATTTTCTCGAAGATTTTGCTCGTAAGAACTTTCTACTTTTGCCATTGCTCTTTTAATTATGAAAGAAAACTCTTTATTTTTAGCTATATCATAAAGTCCTTGCCTTCCGCAAAAACCTAGATATAAAGCAAGGCCGGTTATTGTTGCTGGTTCGTTATTATCTACTAAATATTGAAAATACTCATCGCACTCCTGTTGTAGTTTTTCGGGATTATCGTAAATTGGTGGTCTTCCACCATTATTACCTACCGCAAATTTATTACCTATTGGAGCGCCCATTTATTATCAAAGTTACTATTTTTTTAAATTCATCTAAATTTCCGATTATAAAGCATTTCCCGCCTTGTTTCTCTACGGCAGACATAAACACCTTCTGAGCATCCGAAACACGATCCTTGCCGACCTTAACGTCGAATGCGTATACTCTATCCCATATCCATATAAGATCAAGCACACCAGGTACGATTCCAATAGCTTTATCCTGCGATAGTTGTATAATATGTTTTTTTAACCAGTATTTACAAAACAAGTCAATCTTCTCTGAGTATAATCCAGAAAAACTCAAAAATTCAATAATGATCTGTCTTACCCGTTCTGGAGCAGATTCATTCCGTACATGAAAACAGCAATATCTCGTTTCTGGATAAGTATTCCAAAGCCATGAAAAGCATTCTGATAGAACTCTATTATGTGATTTTTCCATAAAAAAAATGAAACTTTTTTTGAAACCTGTTAACTAATTGATAATCAAATACTATATATTTTTTGAAACTTTTTTGAAACCTATTAACTTACTGATAATCAATCATGAAACCGTGAAACTTTTTTTCCACTATTAATACGCTATATATGGAGAATATTTGAAAACGATGCAGGAAAACCTAACACGTTTTTAAAAACGATATATATATATATAGCGTGTATATGGGAAAAAAAAAGTTACAAATACGTTTTTTAGTCATAAGTAATTGATTTTTATTTAGTTATCGGAAACTTTATTTGAAACTTCTGTAACCTTTTTTTGGTTTCAAAACGGTGTTTCCTCTTCAATTTCTTCAGTTGTGGAAAATTTTCTACCCTTTCCTTGTAGCCCATTGCCCTGCCTCATTGAAATATTTAGCTCCAATTTTACTCTAAATTTCGCAGCGTAGTCATTTAAAGCTTTATTTATACTATTTGTACTTGGTCGAAATCTTTCTGAAATATTCTCATGAGCGTAAAAATCATTAAGCTGCGAATTAAATAAATCATTAGGAACATTCTTATCTGTAACCCAAATTTGCCAGTAATCCTGAATCAGTTGCCAGATAGTTCTTTTATGCGATTGTA